TGACTTGGATATCTTTTTGGAAACCAGCTAGTTCTTTAGCTCTTAATCTTTTATGTAGAGCTGGATCTATTTCTTTAACTTTATCCATTAAATCCTCATACTTCTGGTCTAACATTGCCTGTTCTTCTGCTGTTATCATTTTAACTTTGTTGGATTATGGATGTAGGCTTTACAAACTAGACATACAAAACTATTCCAGAATTGTTCCAGATTATATACTGCTCCACAACATGAACATTTAATATTCATTATAAGCTCCTTACAGTCTTTGTACATTAAAGAGAAATAGATCTAGGATAAAATCCCATTCCCCACATAACTTGTTGTGGTCTTCCAGATAAACCTTTTTCCATAGTTCCATCTTTATATATAAGAAGCTTTTCCTGTAATCCTTTATAACGAGCTGTTACTGTGCTGTATCTATATTGAGGTAGCTTATCTAAAACTTCATCAGATATACATCCTTGTTCTTCAAAACTATTGATAACATCTAATACTATCTTTTCCATACGACTTGCTTCTATAGATTGTGATGCAATGTGAGATGTAATTGGATCGTTAGTTCTTGCTAGTTTATGTGATTCAGTCATTGTTTTCCTCCAGTTTGACTTTTGTGTATAATTTAGGACTTATTTCTATGATCTTAGTTCCTCTATAAATAGCTTCGACCAGCTTCTTCTTGAGTTTGTAAACGTCAGTCTTAAAACCTTTAACATCCTCAACAACTTGACAGCCAATTTGTCCCTGTAATCCTATTTCTTTTACATTTATGTAAGAAAAGTCAGCTATATAATCACAAATCTTAACTCCATTGATCATGCATTTAAATCTAGGATGAACTTCTAAATGTGTTATTTCCCCAGACTTAAATCTTGGGAGTAGGGAGTGCTGATAATGTTTGGCTTCAGCTAAACTATCGAATGTATAACCATCCAGCTTAACTTTTTTGTTTTTAAATTTTGAAAATGATCTAGGAAACATGACCAGCTAACCTTTCTTTGGCTTCCAATCGTTCCATCTTTTCATAATTGTTCCCAAGTATTTCCTTCCTACAGATGATCTCCACCAATGTTGATGTTGATCTATGCTGAATTTTTGCTTCAACTTCCAAAGCTTCTTTGAGTTCTTTCGATATTCGGCAGAATAAGACAACTTTTTCACTCATAATTTCTCCAATAATCCAAGAGTTTCTGTGGTTTTTTAATAAAATCGTACAAACTCTGTTAGTTACTACTTGATATTGATAGCATTATGATATATTTATTAATAGACGTACAAAGTGTGTACGTTACGTTTTAATAAAACAGGAGATACTAATGGATAAAATCAAATGCACCGAATGTGGTCACGAAGCATCAAAAGCAGAAGCATTAGAGTATGAATATTGTACTGAATGTGAAGAGTGCTTGGATATCCCTGATGCATGGTATGAGGAGTTAAGTTAATGAAGCTTACACCAATATCAAATCAAGAAATAATTGAGGAAGCTTATACTGATTATTGTGATGAAGTTGATGCTCCTCTTGATCAAGATGCTTGGATTAAAACTGACGAAGCAAAGCAATCAATCAAAAGGTTTCAAGCTTTGTTAGGAATGACAGAGGGAACAAACTAATGAAAAGCATTTGGTCAAT